AACAGCAACTATTGCTGCTAACAGTGTTGCACTTGGTACAGACACAACTGGTAACTATGTAAATGCAGCATCAGGTGGTAACGGTATTACTGTTACACATACACCAGCTGAAGGTTCAAGCATTGGTGTTGCAGTTGACCTAACTGACACAGCAATCTTTGCTAGTGATGGTACAGCAAGTCGTGCAGTAGTACTAGATGCAAGTGGTGACTTTACAGCAACTACAGCAACATTCACTAACATGGATGGTATCCTAGGTGCTAACACAGCGGCAGCAGCCACAGTAACAACACTTGATGTAAGCCTACTAGCAAGTCTAGATGGTGGTATTGATGTTGATGGTGCATTTACTGTAGCAAATACATCTGGTAATATTGCAACAACCGGTACTCTTGATGTTACTGGTGATGTTGATATTAATAGCAACTTCACTATTGCTGGTGCAACTGGTAACACAGTAATTGGTGGTACTCTTGAAGTTGTTGGTGCTGTTGTGCTTGATGGTGACTTACAAGTTAATGGTACTACCACAACTGTAAACGCTGAAAACCTTTCAGTTTCAGATAACATGATCTACATGAATGGTGCTGAATCTGCTGGTTCACCAACGCAATCAATTGATATTGGTTGGGCTGGTAACTACAACGAAGGTGGTACATATGCTCATGCTGGTTTCTTCCGGGATGCTACAGATCAAATCTTTAAAGCATACGATGGTTATACACTTGAACCAGATGCTGCATCACAAATCAATACTGGCCATGGTTCATTTGCATTAGCTGATATTCAAGCTGCAACGTTTATTGGTGATTTAACTGGTAATGCAAACACTGCTTCAGCATGGGTAAACAGCCGTAACATCACATTAAGTGGTGATATCACTGGTTCTACAACTGGTGTTAATGGTAGTGGTAACATTACTATTACTAACATGGCAATTGGTGCTGGTACTGTTGGTTCAACAGAACTTGCAAGTGCTTCAACATTGTTGATTAAGAACTCAGCCGGTACTACTGTTAAAACAATTATTGGAGCAGGTGCTTAATTAAATGGCTAACCCGAACTCTCGACAAACATTAATTGACTATTGCTTACGGCGCTTAGGCGCACCTGTTATTGAGATTAATGTTGATGAGGATCAAATTGAAGATCGTATTGATGAAGCTATTCAATACTATCAAGAGTATCATTCAGATGCCACTAAAAAGGGATATCTGAAGCATAAATTGACCTCAACCGACATCACAAATAAATACGTGACTTTGAGTAGTGATATTCAAACGGTGTCGAGTATGTTCAGGGTTAACTCCACATTTTCCCAAACCGGCAATATGTTCGATATCAAATATCAAATGGCTTTAAACGACATTTGGGATCTCGCGACATTTGCCGGTGATTTGGCTTATTACGAACAAATTCAACAATACCTTTCAACTTTAGATATGAAATTGAATGGTGCTCCACTAGTTAACTTTGTACGTAGACAAAATAGACTTTATATCTATGGTCATATTGAAGATAAAGATTTAGAAGAAAATGATTATATTGTTTTAGAAACATATCAAACAATTGATCCAGATTCTTTTACATCAGTGTATAACGATATGTGGTTAAAATCATACGCCACATCTTTACTTAAATTGCAATGGGGCATGAATTTAATTAAATTTGAAGGTATGCAATTACCCGGAGGAGTTATCATCAACGGAAGACAAATGTTTGATGACGCTCAGGCTGAGATCCAAGAATTACAAGAAAAGATCCGGCTAGAGCATGAGCTTCCGCCAGACTTTTTTATGGGATGATTAAATGGCACGTAATATTTACTTCTCAGAAAAAGTAAAATCTGAACATGAGCTATATGAAAACATTGTCATAGAATCTTTAAAGATTTATGGATCAGATGTTTATTATATTCCTCGTGATTTAGTAAATGAAAATACTATTTTCGGCGAAGATGCTGAATCATCATTCAATTCTGCTTACAAAGTTGAAATGTATATCGACAATATAGAAGGATTTGAGGGAGAAGGAGATCTTTTCTCTAGATTCGGTGTTGAAATACGAGATGAGGCAACATTTGTAGTATCCAGACGTAGATGGACACAAACTGTTGCTAGATATGATAATGATATTGAAAGTGAAAGACCTCGCGAAGGTGATTTAATTTACTTACCTCTTTCTAATTCTACTTTCCAAATTACTCATGTTGAACATGAGATGCCATTTTATCAGATTGCAAACTTAAACGTATTTAAATTACGTTGTACTTTGTTTGAATATACTGGTGAAGATTTGGATACTGGAATTGCAGCAATAGATGATATTGAAACTGATTTCACTTATCAATATATTCTTACATTAGATTCAGATTCAATTGCTACTGTTCCTGGTCATACCGCTAGTATGACTTTAAGTGATGGTGTAATAGTATCTGGAGAAGTTGTAAAATATTCTGATAGTGATAACTTATTATACTTAGCGCATGTTGGTGCTGATGATGGTAATTATCATACGTTTGCTGCTGGAAGAACAATTACTATTAGTGGTAGAGGGACCACATGGGACGGAGCTTTAATTGATTCAGATCTTACAGTATTAAGTGTTTCTGAACTAAATAATCTTTCAAATAATGAACAAAACGATTTCTTTGACACTGAAACAACAGATTTCTTAGACTTCTCAGAAAATAATCCATTTGGAGATCCTAATTAATGAGTGATGATATTTTTGATTTTGGATTTACTACAGTTAATGAAGAAGAACTTCAAGCTGTACAAGAGACAACTGCAAAGGTAGAACTATCAGCAGCCGAAGCTAAGACTGCACAAGAGAAATTAGACAAATTATATAATGCAGTAATACCACTTTTAAATAATTTAAAAAAGAATCCAGAAAAAGAATACATATTGTGGCCTAATAGACTAAAAAAAGTAGAAGAATTTGAAGACCATTTACAAGGGATTTATAACAGCTAATGTTTGGTGCACATTTTTATCACGAAAAAACTAAAAAATGCGTTGCAGCATTCGGAAGGCTGTTTAACGACATTTATGTAGTGCGCAAAAATAGTAGTGGTGGTGGAATATCTCAGATAAAAGTGCCATTATCGTATGCACCAAAGTCAAAGTATTTAGATAGAATTAGAGAAAATCCTAATTTAGATACTGATACAAAAGTAGCAATTAAACTCCCAAGAATGTCTTTTGAGATTACAAGTATTGCATATGATACTACACGCCAATTGTCTAAGTTGAATAATATTCAAGGGTTGACGTCAAGTACTACTGCACGTAACAAATTGTTTACAGGTGTCCCATACGTTTTATCTTTTCAATTGAATATTTACGCGAAATCTCAAGATGACGCGTTACAAATTGTTGAACAAATATTACCAACGTTTAATCCTCAATATACTCTAACTATGATTCCTTTTGGTACTGAGTATCCATCATTTAGAGAAGATATCCCAGTTAGTATTGCTGGTGTTGGATTTACTGATGACTTTGAAGGAGAGGTTGCCGCGCGCAGAACAATTATCTATAATTTAGATTTTGAAATGCGTGTACAATATCACGGTGGTATTGGTCAAGCTAATGTTATCCGTCAAACAACTTCGCGATTATATAATATTGGTGGTGGATTAGCTGATTCTGATTTAAGATTAGAAACAATTATTAGTAACCCAGATCCACTAACAACTATTGGTTCAGCTGATAGTGATTTTGGATTTACTAGAACATACTATGGTGCAGATAGTGACGGATGATAAATCTAAACAAGATTATGAGTATTCGCGTGATACGTATTACGAATTAATTGAAAAAGGTAAAGATGCTCTTGAAGATATGATTCAAGTTGCTAGAGAATCTGAGCATCCTCGAGCTTTTGAAGTTTTATCTACATTAATTAAAAATGTTTCAGACGTTAACGATAAATTAATGGATTTAAATAAAAAACAAAAAGAGCTTGACAGAAAAGATGAGCCAAAGGTTGAAAATCAGCAAAATAATTTCTTTTTATCAACAGCTGAAGTTCAAAAAATGTTGGCACAAGGTGATATAATTGATGCAACTCCCACAGACGATAGCGTACCTCGGTAATTCAAACGTCAAACGTGATGGAGTTCCTGAGCAATGGACTCCAGAAAAATTAAAAGAATATAAAAAATGCATGGAAGATCCAGCGTATTTTGCCGAGAAGTATCTTAAAGTAATTCACTTAGATAAAGGATTAGTTCCATTTAAGCTATATCCTTATCAACGCGAAATGTTTGACCATTTTAATAATAACCGTTTTTCTATTGTTCTTGCATGTCGACAATCTGGCAAATCAATTAGCTCTGTTGCGTATTTACTTTGGTTTGCACTATTTCATTCAGAAAAAACAATTGCTATTCTTGCAAATAAAGGAGCAACTGCACGCGAGATGCTTGCACGTGTTACATTAATGCTTGAAAATATACCATTCTTTTTACAACCTGGATGTAAAGCACTTAATAAAGGTTCTATTGAATTTTCTAATAATTCTAGAATTATGGCGGCAGCAACTTCAGGCAGCTCTATTCGTGGTATGTCTGTTAATTTATTGTATTTAGATGAGTTTGCTTTTGTGGAGCGCGCGACTGAGTTTTATACGTCCACATATCCAGTTGTATCTTCTGGTAAAGATACAAAAGTAATTATTACTTCTACCGCTAATGGTATTGGTAATATGTTTTATAAGATATGGGAAGGCGCAGAACAAAAAGTAAATGAATTTAAATCTTTTAGAGTTGATTGGTTTGATGTTCCTGGAAGAGATGAAGAATGGAAAAATCAAACAATATCAAATACCAGTCAATTACAATTTGACCAGGAGTTTGGAAATACTTTTTTCGGTACTGGTGATACTTTAATTAATGCCGAAGTTTTAATGAAACTTAGAGCAAAAAATCCAATTAAAGTAATGGAAGGTGGAGACCTATTAATATACAAAGAGCCTTTAAAGGGTCATGAATATATTATGACAGTCGATGTAAGTAAGGGAAGAGGACAGGATTATTCTACTTTTAATTTGATCGATATTAGTACTAGTCCATTTGAGCAAGTAGCTGTTTATCGCCGCAATACTATCTCTCCAATACTCTTCCCTAACATTATATATAAGTATTCGGTTTCTTATAATAATGCATATGTTGTTATAGAATCAAATGATCAAGGCGCTGTAGTTTGTAATGGATTATATCATGATTTAGAATATGAGAATATGCACGTAGAATCAACTGTTAAATCAAATGCTTTAGGTATCAATATGAACCGTAAAGTAAAACGGTTAGGCTGTTCTGCAATTAAAGATATTATAGAAAATTATAAAATAGATATCGTTGATGAAAATACTATTTTAGAAATTTCAACATTTACTTCTAGTGGTCAATCATTTGAAGCTTCTGATGGTAATCATGACGATTTAATGATGAACTTAGTTATGTTTGGTTATTTTGCAACAACACAATTTTTTGGTGATATGACTGATATTGATCTAAAACAAATGTTGTTCGAACAAAAAATGCAAGATATTGCTGATGATATAGTACCCTTTGGATTTATTGATGATGGATCAGATTTTATTGAGTCATTAGATAATGAAAAACCTGAGTGGTTTGTTAAGTTTGATTAAATTATAAATATACATGAAATTGAAAAACACCGTATTATGTATCGTATAATCTGAACCTAAAAAGGGAAAGCACATGGCATTATTTACACCATCAGCATCTCCTGCAGTAGTCGTAAAAGAGATTGATCTCACAGGCGGAGTACCGAATGTGCAGACCTCTACAGGCGCAATTGTAGGAAACTTTAGATGGGGGCCTGTTGGCGAAAGAGTCTTAGTTGCTAATGAAGCAGGACTAATTCAAACATTCGGCGCTCCAAATCTAACCGCATCAACTGCACAAGATTTTCATAACGCAAGTTACTTCTTGCGCTATTCAAATTCGCTGTACGTTGTTAGAGAAGCAACAGACGAAGCATTAAATGCTCAGACTCATAAAACTGGAGTAGATCCAGTTGCAAAAGCTGTTAACAACAAACCAGCATTTGACATTACTACATTCGATAGTGGTCAAACATTCATTGCTAAATATCCAGGCGATTTAGGCAACTCACTTAGAGTTTCTATCTGTCCGCCAGATTCAGCAGGCGGATCAAGTTTCGCAGACTGGATCTATAAATCATCTTTTGATGGCGCACCAAGCACATCATCTTATGATTCAGCCCGTAACGGTATTTCCACAGAAGTACACATCGCAATTGTCGATAAAAACGGCGAGTTCACTGGTACAAAAGGAACAGTTCTTGAAGCGTTCCCATATGTGTCATTGGCAGGAAACTCAAAAAATGCAGATGGAACGACTAATTACGTAAAAGATGTAATTAATACACGTTCACAGTATGTCTATTTAACAAACTTTGATTCTGCATTTGACGCTAAAAACGCTGGAGATAACCTAACACCAGGCACAAATAAGAATTACGCAGTGTCGGGTGTACCTATTACCAATTATGATTTTGCTGATGGATTCTATAGTTATACTCTTACTGCATCAGAATACGCAACAGGTTTTGATCTTTTTGAAGATAAAGATGCTGTTGAAATTGATTTCTTAATTGCTCCATCATTGGTTGCCACATCAGCGCAAACTACAGTTGTTAATGATCTTGCATCAATTGCGACTGCACGTAAAGATTGTGTTGTTGTTACATCACCAGCTAGAAATGATGTTATTGGTATTAATAACGAAACAACAATTACCAACAACTTAGTTACAACTGCTGGTAACTTTACTAAGTCTTCTTATCTAATTATGGATGGAAACTTCTTAAAAGTTTATGATAAGTTCAATGATCAGTATCTAGAAATTCCTGCCGCATCATCTACAGCTGGTCTCATGGCTGAAACTGATAGAAATGCTGCTCCATGGTTCTCACCAGCTGGTGTTAAACGTGGGCAATATTTAGGTGTAACAGGTATTACCTATAACCCTAATAAAACTAACCGTGATACTCTTTACAAAGCTGGTGTTAACCCAATTGTAAATATTCAAGGTTCTGGGGTTATTCTTTTCGGGGATAAGACTCTCCTTAATAGACCTTCTGCTTTTGATAGAATCAATGTTCGTAGACTCTTCCTTGTTCTTGAAAGAGCAATTGCAAGAGCAGCCGAAGGCGTAATGTTTGAATTCAACGATGAGTTTACTCGGGCCGAATTCGTAAATATTATTGAACCGGTTCTTCGCGATGTCAAAGGTCGTCGTGGTATCACTGACTTCCGTATTGTTGCTGATGAAACAGTCAATACACCAGAAGTTATTGATAGAAATGAATTCATCGCTAATATCTTCATCAAGCCAGCTCGGTCAATCAACTACGTAACTCTGAACTTCGTAGCCGTAAGATCTGGTGTTGACTTCGAAGAAGTCGTTGGCACAGTGTAAGGAGATAAAAAATGGCATTAGGTTCAGTAGATCAATTTAAAGCTAGACTTGCTGGTGGCGGAGCTAGAGGTAACCTATTCCAGGTAACTCTTGCAAATCCACGTGGAGGTCTCGGTGTTAATTTAGATGTAGACTTTGCATCTTTTATGTGTGAAGCGGCTCAATTACCAGCCTCTTCAGTTGGTACAATTACAATTCCATTTCGTGGGCGCCAAATGAAGGTTGCCGGAGATCGTGTATTCGATGTTTGGACTGTAACTGTAATTAACGACACAGGGTTTAAGATTAGAAATGAAATGGAAAAATGGATGAATGCAATTTCAAACCATGCAGATGCTGGTGGAATTCAAAATCCAGAACTCTATTTCACGGATTTAAAAGTAGAACAGTTTGATAGAGATAATTCTGTTATTAAAACTTATACTTTTAAAGATGCATGGCCTTCAGAAATTTCAGCTATTGATGTTTCTTATGGTGATACAGATACAATCGAAAGATTTACTATCACTTGGCAGTATCAGTATTGGACATCTAATACTACCGACGCTTAATAAGAGTATACATAAAGGGGTAGAGTGAATAATGCTCTACCCCCACTTGTAAGGGAAAGTAAATGGCAGATAATCAAGGCTTCCGATTATTCGGATTTGAAATTAAAAAAGCAGATAAAGAAGACGCTAAGAAAAAACCGTCTATTGTACCTGCACGTGATGATGATGGTGCTGGTTATGTAACTGCTGCTGGATCTCATTATGGTCAATATTTAAATATTGATGGCGATGAATCAAAAGACAATTTCCAACTAATCATGAAATATCGTGGAGTTGCGATGCATCCAGAAGTAGATGCAGCAATTGAAGATATTGTTAACGAAGCTATTGCTGGTGGAGAATTAGATCAATCTGTTGATGTCTCTATGGATAATCTAAAAGTCAGCGATAGTATTAAAAAACAAATTAAAGCAGAATTCGATAATATTTATGCTATGCTTGATTTTGGTTTGTATGGGCATGATATTTTCCGACGCTGGTATGTTGATGGTAGATTATTCCATCACCTAGTAGTCGATGAAACAAACCTTAAAGGCGGTATTCAAGAAATTAGAGTAATTGATTCTGCCAGAATGCGAAAAGTAAAACAAATTTCTCGTAAAAAAGACTCAGAAACTGGCGCACAGCTAATTGAAAAAGTAGATGAATACTACATTTATCAAGAAAAACCAGGTGCGCAAAATTCTGGTGTTAAGATGTCTTTAGACTCAGTTTCTTATGTGACATCTGGTTTATTAGATGAGAGTAAGAAAAAGATTTTATCTTATTTGCATAAAGCACTTAAACCAATTAACCAATTAAGAATGATGGAAGACTCTCTTGTTATCTATCGTTTGGCTCGTGCACCAGAAAGAAGAATCTTTTATATTGATGTTGGTAACTTACCAAAAGGTAAGTCTGAACAATATATGAAAGACATTATGACAAGATATAGAAATAAGCTTGTCTATGATGCAAAAACTGGCGAATTAAAAGATGATCGTAAGCATCAATCATTGCTTGAAGATTTTTGGTTACCAAGGCGCGAAGGCGGCCGAGGCACTGAGATCTCAACTTTACCCGGTGGTGAAAACCTTGGGCAGATTGATGATATTATTTATTTCCAAAAAAGATTATATCGTTCTTTAAATGTTCCAATTAGTCGCTTAGAACAAGAGTCTCAATTCTCTCTTGGTAGATCTACAGAGATTAGTCGCGATGAATTGAAATTCCAAAAGTTTATTGATAGACTTCGTATGAAGTTTAGTCAATTATTCACTGGTATTCTAAAAACTCAGCTAATACTAAAAGGTATTATTACTGAAGATGATTGGAATAACATGAAGAATGATATTATTGTTGACTATATTAGAGATAACCATTTCACAGAATTAAAAGATCTTGAAGTTCTACGTGAAAAGTTACAAACGCTTGATATGGTTAATAATTATGTAGATCAATATTTCTCTAGAGAATGGATTATGAAAAATGTCCTTAATTTCTCAGATGAAGATATTGAAAATATGGCTAAGCAATCCCAAGACGACCAGGCAGCTGGTCAAAACCAAAGTGACGAGGAATAATTATGTCAGACATTGACGGTGAAGTAATACCAAATCCAATCGAAGATTTAGTGCAACATGCATTAGATCAAGATTACAATAAAGCTAATTCAGTATTTAATAATATGATGACAGTAAAATTAAATGATATTTTAGACCAAAAAAAGATTGAAGTGGCTGGTCAAATTTATAATGACTTAGATGCAGAGGAAAATGAAGATGAGAATGTCGAGACCGACTCCACAGAAGAACTCGAAACCGATGATGAAGAATCAGATGAATCAGATTCCGGTGCCTAAGAAGATGAAGAAGACAATTCGTAAAAAAGCCTCTAAGTAGAAAATAAAAAACATATAAATATATACGAAGGTAATTTTAAATGAAACAGTTTTCACAATTAAGAGAACAAAAAATGCCGGCCGGTAAACACGTCTTTGATAAAAAAATCAAAGGTGTGCAGGTCATGATTCATTTAGATAAAGGTAAGTTTATTACCTATGTCGATGGAGAAGCATTAGATTCTTATAAGTCTCAGAAAGAGGCTGAGAAAGCTGGTTTAGAATTCGTTAAACAATATAAGGGCTGAGCTTATGAAGCTTATTGCAGAATATACTGATCAAAGTTTAGAAGTACTTACCGAGGCAAAGGCCGGTGGTGGTAAAAAGTACTTCATCGAAGGTATCTTTGCTCAGGCCGATCAAAAGAATAGAAATGGTCGAATTTATCCCAAAGCTATAATGGAAAAAGCTATTGGTAGATATAACGACGTACAAGTTTCAAAAGGTAGAGCTGTTGGTGAATTGAATCACCCTGAGGGTCCAACAGTTAACCTTGATAAAGTTTCACACAAAATCGAATCTTTGACTTGGTCAGGAAACGATGTTGTGGGAAAGGCCTCAGTACTAGACACTCCTATGGGTATGATCGTTCAAGGTCTACTCGATGGTGGCGTCGGACTGGGTGTTTCGACTCGTGGTATGGGAAGTTTGATGCAACAAAACGGCGCTATGGTAGTGAAAGAAGATTTCCTACTTAACGCAATTGATATAGTACAAGATCCATCTGCACCGTCTGCTTTCGTTAATGGGATTATGGAAGGCGTAGAATGGGTTTGGAATAACGGTATTATTCAAGCACAAACAATTGAAAAAATGGAGACTGAAATTAAAAAGGCTCCACGATCTGATCTTTATGAGACTCAGGTTCGTGAGTTTAAAAATTTCCTCTCGTTACTCAAAATTAGATAAATAGGAGTCAATTATGACTGATAAGTATGAAATTGATCAGGACGTAGAACTCCACGACGAAGTTGAGGACGAAGTTGTGGAAGAAGCTCATGATCCGAAGAACGCCGAAGCACAATCTGTTGCGGATGCGGATAAAGCTGCTGATGCTACATCAGTTGCTGGCCGTAATGGTAAGGGTGCTGCAAAAGATGCTAAAAATGCAGAACCAATGCCTAAGACTAAAGCTGGTTTAATTGCAGCTACAGTTGGCAAAATGCAGACAATGAACAGAGAACAGCTTGCGGCAATGTATAACTATAAGGCCGAAGGTGTAGAAGCAGTAGAAGGCGAGCAGATTGCAGAATCTGATTTCGCGTATAAAGCTGATTTTTCACAAGACCTTAATGCTTTAGTTCAATCAGAAGCTACACTTTCTGAAGAATTCAAATCTAAAGCTGAAGTTATTTTCGAAGCAGCCATTAAATCTAAATTAGCAGAAGAGATTGATCGTCTTGAAGCTAAATACGAAGAAGAAATTGCTGAAGAAGTAACTAATACAAAACAAGATCTTGTAGAGAAGGTAGATTCATACCTGAACTATGTTGTCGAACAATGGATGGAAGACAATAAGGTTGCTATCGAATCTGGTCTGAGAACTGAAATTGCTGAGAAGTTTATGACTTCTTTGAAAGATCTGTTCACAGAATCTTATATCGAAGTACCTGAGTCTAAAGTCGACCTGGTTGACGAATTAGCAGCTGAAGTTAGTGAGCTCGAAGAGCAACTTAACGCTCAGACTGGTAAAGCCATCGTGATGGCAGAGGAACTGGAAGTTCTTAAGCGGGAGCAAATCATTCGTGAAGCTTCTCGTGATCTTGCAGAAACTCAAGTCGAAAAACTTAAGTCTCTTGTAGCTGATGTTGATTTTGATACTGCAGATGTATTTGCAGCCAAAGTAGCAACAGTAAAAGAATCTTATTTCAATAAATCAACGACAGTTGCAGAAGAAGTAATTGACGAAGAAGGTGCTTATGAAGTCGAATCTTCTGATGTTATGAATTCATATCTGTCAGCTATTAAAAAGACATCTAAATAAGGAGTGTCACTAAAATGAATAACACTATTTCTTACGATCGTCTTGTAGAAAAGTGGTCTCCAGTTCTTAACGAAGAGACAGCCGGTTCTATTAAAGACAGCCATCGCCGTGCAGTTACTGCAGCGGTTCTCGAAAACCAAGAGCGTGCACTTCGCGAAGAAGGTATGCTTCATGAAGATAACACAAATGCATCTGTAACTGGTGCAGCTCATGGCACAACTGGTGCAAACTGGAACCCAGTTCTGATTGCACTTGTAAGACGTGCAATGCCTAACCTTATGGCATACGACGTTTGTGGTGTACAGCCAATGACTGGTCCAACTGGTTTGATCTTCGCAATGAAGTCAACTTACCAGAAGTCAAAAGCCGGCGTATCAGCAGGCAGCGAAGCTCTCTTTAACGAAGCAGCTGTTGGTTACTCAGGTGACTCAGCAACAACTGGTAACGGTTCACGCGGACCATCAGGTTTGGCTGGTGCAACTGATACAGATACTGATTCATCTATTGTTGATTCAGGTTCAACCTACGTTCCTTATAAAGGCGATGCGTATGAGACTTCAGAAGCAGAAGCTCTTGGCGTATCAGGTGGCGAAGATTTTGCTCAAATGGGCTTCACCATCGAAAAAGCTACAGTGACTGCGAAAAGCCGGGCATTGAAAGCTGAGTACACCTTGGAACTCGCTCAGGATCTTAAAGCTATTCATGGCTTGGATGCTGAAACAGAATTGGCTAACATTCTCTCAACTGAGATCTTGGCTGAAATCAACCGCGAAGTTATTCGCACTATCAATGCTCAAGCTAAGATTGGTTCACGCCAGGCTGGTATCCAGACTGCTGGTATCTTCGATCTTGCAACTGATGCTGATGGACGTTGGTCTGTTGAGAAGTTCAAAGGTCTGATCCTTCAGATCGAGCGTGAGTCTAACGTAATTGCTAAAGAAACTCGTCGTGGTAAAGGTAACTTCATCATCTGTTCTTCAGATGTTGCTTCTGCTCTTGCTGCTTCTGGTATGCTTGACTATAATCCAGCAATGGCAACTAACTTGAACGTTGACGATACTGGTAACACATTCGCTGGTGTTCTTAATGGTCGCACACGGGTTTACATTGATCCATATGCAACTGCTGATTACATCAACGTTGGTTATAAGGGTACTAACCCATATGACGCAGGTCTCTTCTATTGCCCATACGTTCCATTAACAATGGTACGTGCGGTTGGTGAAGATACTTTCCAGCCTAAGATTGGCTTTAAGACTCGCTACGGTATGGCTTCAAACCCATTCGTTGGTTCGTCTCCTGCTTCTGGTTTGGCTGCCGATCGTTCAAACCAGTACTACAGAATCTTCCGCGTAGACAATATCCTCGCATAAGACACTGTAATAATAATAATATTAATGCTTACTTAGAGAGCCCTTCGGGGCTCTCTTTTTTTGCTTAAATAATGGTTTATAATTGATATAAATAGTATTGTATTGGAGATACTAGAATGGCATTAACTACAAATTTAAATTACTTGCAACCTACCAGTTATAAACTAGTAATTGATCGCGAGAACTATCCAAACTTAGAATATTTTGCGCAAACAGTTACTCATCCTGGTATGATTTTAAATCCATCCGAAGTACCTTTTAGAAAAATTCAAGGGGTACCAATCGTTGGTGGTTCACTAACATTTAATGAGCTATCTGCTAATATTATTTTAGATGAAGATATGACAGCATATAATGAAATGTATGCTTGGATTCGTAGAGTAGTTGATAATCTACCAGTATCAGCACTAGATAGAAATGCTAGTAGCGCTCCAACTTATTCAGATATTACTTTATCTATTTTATCAAGCCAAAACAATACAACTAAACAAGTAAAATATTTAGAATGTTGCCCAACAGCATTAGGTGATATTCAATTTGAATCTACCGCAAGTGGTACAGAATTTATAACATTTACAGTTTCGTTCAGATTTACGTATTTTGAATTTATATAGATAATCCTATACAATGGAGTTATATTATGAAAGAGCTTGAGACTATTCTCGACATGTGGGCAGAAGACTCACGAATTAATAACGCTAAGCTTGATGAATCTTCCCGTGATACCCCTCAACTGCATGCAAAATATCTACAACTTTTAGCACAAGCTAAAATTAAGTTGAAGAAAAGTGAAATGCGACAAAAGACACTATTAAAATATAAGTGGCTTTGGTATAATGGTAAGATGTCTCAGGAAGAGATGGAAGAACATGGGTGGGACCCAGATCCATTTAATGGATTAAAAATTATGAAAGGGGATATGGATCACTATTACGATTCAGATCCAGAAATTCAAAAAAGTGAAGAGCTAATTCAGTATTGGAAAACTATAACCGAAACACTTCAAGAAATAGTAGGAAATCTTAATTGGCGCCACCAAACGATAAGCAACATTATACGATGGAAACAATTCGAATCTGGAAACTAGATCATGCTAATCTTTATATTGAGTGCAATTTCGGACAAGCCGCAGAGCTAAAAGAGTTTTTTTCTTTCTTTGTTCCTGGTTATCAATATATGCCTGCCTTTAAACGGCGTATATGGGATGGAAAAATCCGACTGTTTGACACTAATAGTAATGAATTGCCTGCTGGTTTAATATACCATTTACTTAAATTCGGTGAAACGCGGGGCTATAATATAGTACCAGTTGTTTCAGAAAAATATGGTCCAGTTTATTCTGAAGAAAGACCTAATGCTAAAGAGTTATTATCTTTTATTGATCGGTTAAATTTACCATTTAAAATTCGCGAATATCAGTATTTAGCTGTAATGGAAGGTCTTCGAAGAAAAAGAGCAATATTGTTATCTCCAACTGGTTCAGGTAAATCTTTAATAATTTATTCTTTAGCTAGTTATTTTTTAATGAAATATGCTGAGAAAAAACAAAAGGTGCTTGTAATTGTTCCTACAACATCTTTAGTAGAACAAATGGATAATGATTTTGTGTCTTACGGAATGCCAAAGGGATTAAGCCACAAAATTTATTCTGGTAAAGATAAAGATACTAGTTGCCCTATTATTATTTCTACATGGCAATCAATTTATAAATTACCAAAAGCATGGTTTCAACAATTTGGTATGATTGTTGGAGATGAGTGCCATGGATTTAAGTCTAAATCATTAATGCAAATTATGAATAAGTGCACAGAAGCTGCATATAGATTTGGTACTACAGGAACACTCGATGGAACACAAACACATGAACTTGTACTTCAAGGCTTATTTGGTAAGATATATAAAGTTACAACTACGAAAGCACTTCAGGATAATGACACTCTAGCACAACTCAATATTAAAAGGATTGTATTGGATTATGACCAAGAATCTAGAGAAGACTTTGGAAAAAGAACATATCAAGAAGAAATCGAATGGATTGTGTCTAACGAGAAACGCAATAACTTTATTAGAAATTTGGCGGTGGATCAAAAAGGTAATACGTTAGTCTTATTTAACTATGTTGAGAAGCACGGGAAGCCACTTTTCGATATGATAAATAGTAAGGTAGACGAAAAAAGAAAAGTGTTTTTTGTATCTGGCCAAGTTGATACTTCTGATCGAGAAGCTATAAGAGGAATTGTGGAGAAACAAAAGAATTCAATTATTGTTGCTAGTCTTGGTACTTTCAGTACTGGGATTAATATTCGCAATTTGCATAACATTATATTTGCGTCACCGTCTAAATCTCAGATAAGAGTTCTTCAATCAATTGGTAGAGGATTAAGAAAATCTGATAATGGTGAACCAACCACGTTATATGATATTATTGATGATTTGAAGAATACCCAACATGTTAACTTTGCATATTTACATTCCGATGAGCGGTACAAAATTTACAATCGTGAAAACTTTAATAACAAAACATATAAGGTAAAAATTAATGGATCTTCAAATCAAACAGTTTAAACTGACTAATGATGATGAGATTATTTGTGAAGTAATAGAATGGGATAATGAAGAAAATTCAGCAATTCTAGTAAGAGCTGCACTAAAACTAATTCAGGGAATTGACCCAGAAACTAAAACTAGATTTTTTGCCTTTAGACCATGGATGGGTTTTCAAGATGATCCAGAAATGATGCAGACGCTAAATTCTGGACATGTTATTTCTGAAGCAACACCATCTGATTCTTTAATGAAACACTATTCCAATGTAATATTAGAGATGATAAATAGTAGTACTACTGTCAAGAGAGATTTACCATTAGATGATGTCTATGGTATGGATGACGAAGAATTGGAAGAGTACTTGGAAAATTTGGCTGCTACAATGGATGAAGAAATTTCTGAAATTGCAGAAATGGATGAAAACTCCGAATCTACTGAAATTAATTCAGACAGTAAAGTAATTAAATTTCCAAAGACATTCCATTAAAGGTATATCCCCTTCTCTCCGGATTACTCTTTATTATACCATGGATATGCACATCTGTACACAACTATTTTTTTTACTCAAGCGCAAATTTAATAGTGTACTTTTGCTACATGATGGTATATAATAAACTATAAAATGAATTATATGTATAGGAACTGATATGGCTAGAACTAAAAGAGAAAGTATTCATTATGTAAATAATGCTCAGTTTTCTCAATCGGTTGTTGACTACGTTCGTACAGTTAATGAAGCTAGAACAACTAAAACTGAAATCCCAAAAGTCCCAGATTATATTGCGCAATGTTTCTTACGTATTGCCGAAGGATTATCGCATAAAGCCAATTTTATTCGCTATACTTATCGTGAAGAAATGGTTATGGACGCAGTTGAAAATTGCTTAAAGGCTATTCATAATTACGATATTGAAGCAGCAACTAGAACTGGTAAACCAAATGCTTTTGCGTACTTTACACAAATCACTTGGTATGCGTTTTTACGTAGAATTGCAAAAGAGAAAAAACAACAAGAAATTAAGATGAAGTATCTTACTAGTTCTGGTATTGAAAACTTTATTACGTCAGATGATAATGATGCAATGAGTCAATATACCATTGGTAGTTTTGTCGATTCTTTGAAAGATAGAATTGAACGTGTACGTCATGTTGATGGTGAAGTTAAAGAGCTTGTAAAAAAAGAGAAGGTACGTAAAAAGCGTACTAAAAGTGTAGACTCAGATTTAACGGAGTTTTTAGAATGAGTGAACTAGTAAAGCGTTATACTACAACAGTTATTGAAGATGGTGAAGATCTTATCCTCCCTATTCCCGATGAAATCCTAGAACAAATTGATGCTAAAGAAGGCGATATGTTATCATTTGATATTTTTGATGGTTATGTTGTCTTAAGAAAAATTGATAATGTTGCGGAAGTAAAGGAGAAATTGTCTAATGAAAGTGGCGATACTGAATGACACACACTGTGATGTCAGGAATTCTTCTGATATTTTTTTAGAAAATCAGACTAGATTTTATACCGATACTTTTTTTCCATATTGTATTGAAAACAAAATCACGCATGTACTACATTTAGGTGATTATTACGATAACCGTAAACAAATTAATGTTAAAGCGGTTAATCATAATCGTAAAGTATTCTTAGATCCATTACGCGATAATGGTATGACTATGGATATTATTCCTGGTAATCATGATACGTATTATAAAAATACTAATGAGCTAAACTCGCTAAAAGAGTTTCTTGGGCATTATATGAATAACGTTCATATTATTATGGAGCCAACTGTTATGGACTATGATGGTCTTAAGTTGGGATTAATTCCATGGATTACTAGTGAAAACTATAAAGCTACAGTTGATTGGATTCAATCATGTGATGCTCAAATTATTGGTGCTCATCTAGAATTAAATGGATTTGAAATGATGAGAGGTGTTACTAATAATGGTGGAATGGATCCAACCATTTTCAAAAAATTTGAATTAGTTATGTCTGGGCATTTCCATACTAAATCGGAACAAGGCAATGTTAAATACCTTGGTAGTCAAATGGAATTGACTTGGTCTGATTGTGGAGATCCTAAGTATTTTCACGTATTAGATACAAAAACTCGTGAACTTACACCCGTGAGAAATCCGCACACTTTGTACGAAAAAATTGTGTACAATGACAAAGAAATAGATTATAATAACTATAAGATAAAAGATCTTACCAACAAATTTGTAAAAGTTATTGTAGTAAATAAGTCTGAATCATTTACTTTTGACCGATTTATTGATAAGATTTCGAATCAAGATATCTATGAACTTAAAATTGCTGAGAATTTTCAGGAGTTTATTGGTGAAAATGTATCAGATGATGGTATATCTGTTGAAGATACTTCACAACTCTTAAGTGCATATATTGATAATGTTGATACGGATCTAAATAAAGATCGTATTAAAAATGAAATGACAGATCTTATGACCGAGGCGCAATCCCTCGAAGTAGTGTGAGTTGAATGCTATTATTTAAATCTATAAAATATAAAAACTTTTTATCTACTGGTAATAAGTTTACTGAAATCCATTTGAATAAAAGCCAATCAACATTGATTATTGGCCATAATGGTTCTGGCAAATCAACAATGCTAGATGCTATTTCATTTGCGTTATTTGGTAAACCACACCGTAATATTAATAAACCACAATTGGTTAACTCAATCAATAAGAAAGATTGTGTTGTAGAAGTAGAATTTGCTGTTGGCAATGTAGAATATAAAATTGTGCGTGGTATTAAACCAGGAATTTTTGAGATTTGGCAGAATGGATCAATGATTGATCAAGCATCTCATTCTAAAGAATATCAAAAAATCATAGAACAAAATATTCTTAAGTTAACGCATAAAACGTTCCATCAGGTAGTTGTATTGGGTTCTTCCTCATTCATTCCCTTTATGCAACTACCTGGTGGCCATAGACGTGAAGTAATTGAAGACTTGTTGGATATTAACGTATTCTCTAAAATGAATCAATTACTGCGTGAAAAGAATGGCATCTTAAAAGATAAAACAAACGAAATTTCTTATCAATTAGATCTCATTGTTAATAAAGTTGATACACAAAAGAAGTATATCAAAGATGTTAAAGCGCTTAATAAAGAATACGCGGATAAGATTAAAGAGGAAATTATTGAACTTGAGGAAGAACAGACAAGACTCACGAACGAAAACTCTGAGCTCGGGACGTTCATTGAATCCAATACGCAAAAGGTTTCAGAGACTTTAGCTAAATTAAATTCAAAACAGTCTTCATTAAAGGAGCATGAACATGAGCTCAAATCAGAAATTAAAAAGCTCGTCAAAGAAACGAAGTTCTTCGAAGATAACACCACGTGCCCAACTTGTTCCCAAGATATTGGTAGCGAATTACGCTCGTCAAAAATCGCCGATGCAACTTCTTCTGCAAAAACCATTAGTTCAAAACTTAACACTATCTCTCAAGAATCAGGTCAAACTGAATCAGATCTTAACGTCGCGAATAAGGTACACCAGGCTATCGCGAACAAACAGCATTTATTACTCACTAACAATAAGAGACTTGGGCAGATTTCGTCTGGACTATCAGTTAAAAGAAGTGATCTTACCAAAATCGAAGGTGGAGGAGGAGATCTGGCAGAAGCAACGGAGACTCTTCAGAACTTATCAGATCAAAAAGATACCTATCAGGAGCAAAGGTTATTTCTCAGTGAGCAAAGATCGTACAACGAAGTAATTGGTGAAATGCTAAAAGATACTGGTATCAAGACAAAGATTATAAAACAGTATTTACCAGTTATAAATAATCTCGTTAATCAATATTTACAAGTGCTTGATTTCTTCGTTCATTTTGATTTGGACGAATCATTTCAAGAAACTATTCGATCACGTCATCGTGATGAGTTTACTTATGCTTCCTTCTCTGAAGGTGAGAAACAAAGAATCGATTTGGCTTTACTCTTTACGTGGAGACAAATTGCTAAGATGAAGAATTCAATCTCAACAAATCTTTTGATTCTTGATGAGACATTTGATTCTTCACTTGATGTAGATGGAGTAGAAAATCTCCTTAAGATTTTATCTACATTAACAGAAGATACAAACGTATTTGTGATATCACATAAAGGAGATATCTTAGATGGTAAATTCAAATCTAAGATTGAATTCATAAAAGACAAAAATTTTAGTAAAATGAATGCATAAAACTGTTTACAAACCTATGAAAATTGTGTATAATATAAGTATATTGAAACGTGGAGTATATAATGGAACTAAGTGAAAACACCCTATCGGTATTAAAAAACTTTTCTGGTATTAACCAGAATATTTTGATTCGTGAAGGCACTACAATCAAAACTATCTCTGAAGCTCGTAATGTTTTAGCTTCAGCCGAAGTTACCGAAAGCTTTTCAAAAGATTTTGGTATCTATGATCTAAATGAATTTATCAGCGTGCTTGGGCTTGTTGATGCACCTAATCTGCAGTTTGATGAAGGACATGTTCGCATTTCTGATTCTTCTGGTAGATCTCGAGTCAAATACTTTTTCTCAGCTGAAGAAACTTTGACTACTCCGCAAAAAGATATTAAGATGCCTGAAGCGGAAGTTTCATTTACTTTAGATAATGACACATTAAATAAAGTAAAACGTGCGGCATCTGCTCTAGGTCATGGAGAAGTATCAATCACACCAAGTGATGGTGTAATTAATCTCTCTGTGGTTGACTCGAAAAATACTACGTCTAATGTATTTTCAATTGATATTGATGGCAACTATACAGAAGGCGCAGCATTTAATTTTATTCTTAGCATTAGCAATCTTAAAATTCTTCCCGGAGATTATGACGTTAAGATTTCTTCTAAGCTCATCTCAGAGTTTAGTAATAAATCAACTCCAGTAAAATACTGGATCGCACTTGAAAAAACCTCAACATTTGGAGTATAATATGTCTGAAACTGTTCAACAACTTAGTGATGTTGCTAATAAATCAGCGCGGTCAACCGTAGCTGTTATTGATGCAATGACACAACGTGGTGCCTTTAAAGGTGAAGAACTGTCTACCATTGGTGGACTACGTGATCAGTGTATTCAAGTCATTCAGCTTGTAGAAAATCTTGAACAAGAACAAGCCATGGCTGATGCTGAAACTGATGAATAACCACTCCCATGGTGGTGATAGTGTCGCGACTTAATACGCGCGCGAGGGGCCACGGTTAGCCCCTCAACTTTTCTTTATATTATGGAGTACGTGAATGTCTAATGATTTCTTATGGGTAGAAAAGTATCGCCCAAAAACTATTTCTGATTGTGTACTTACCGAAGATTTAAAAAACACTTTTACTAAAATTGTTGAATCTGGCGAACTGCCCAATATGCTGTTTACTGGTACAGCAGGTCTTGGTAAGACCACGGTGGCCAAAGCTCTTTGTAATGAACTTGGCCTCGACTGGATCTTAATTAATGGATCTGAGGAAGGTAATATTGAAACCCTCCGTGGCAAGATCAAGCAGTTCGCGTCATCTGTCTCACTACAAGGTGGTTATAAGGTTGTGATCCTTGATGAGGCAGATTACTTGAACCCGCAGTCAACACAACCGGCTCTTCGTGGTTTTATTGAAGAGTTTGCCAATAACTGCAGGTTTATCCTTACGTGTAACTTCAAAAATAGAATTATTGAGCCATTGCACTCTCGTTGTGGTGTATATGAATTTAATATTTCTAAAAAAGCATTACCAAATATTGCTATGGAGTTTATGAAACGCGTAGAAGGTATCCTCAAAACCGAGGGTGTTGAATACGAACAAAAAGCTGTTGCAGAAATTATTATGAAGTTTGCACCAGATTTACGTCGTATTCTAAATGAGTTACAACGCCAGTCTTTAACTGGTATTACTCATTCTGTTGCTCGTGCAGATAATTACGATGAGTTGTTTAAGCAACTAAAAGATAAAAACTTTAAAGGAATGCGTACGTGGGTAGCAAATAATATTGATACTGATGCGTCTGCTATCTTTAGAGCAATTTATGATCGTATGAATTCTAATATTCAACCACACTCAATTCCGCAATTAGTTCTTATTCTAGCAGATTATCAATATAAACAAGCTTTTGTTGCTGATCATGAACTAAACGTAGTTGCGTGTATGACGGAGATTATGGCCAATGTCGAAATCTCCGTTTGATTACCTTAATGCTATCAACTATACTAAAGAACAGCTAATAGTTGATGACATCAGCGAAAAAGAATATAATGGGTTTATGGTTAACCGTGGGTTATCTTATTTCCATGACACTGTCTTGTTTGCTAACGAGATGAATCGCTACCACCAAATCGATAATCTTCTTAAAAACGACTTTCTTATAAATATGATTAGGAAGAAAAAAAGATTTTCTAAATGGGTGAAAGCCCATAATATCGATGACGTGGAAGTAATTAAACAGTATTATGGTTATAGCAACGAAAAAGCCCGCCAAGTACTATCTCTTCTATCGCCAGACCAAATAACAAACTTAAAAACAAAGGTTTATAAAGGTGGAAGAAAATAATTTAATTGATTGGAACCCTGGCCATATGCTAGAGGTTACCCTCAACGAGCCCGATGATTTCTTAAAAGTGCGTGAAACACTTACTCGAATCGGTGTGGCTTCTAGAAAAGAAAATAAACTATTTCAATCTTGTCATATTCTACATAAGCAAGGTAGATATTTTATCGTTCATTTTAAGGAGTTATTTCTCCTTGATGGTAAAAAATCCAACTTAGAAGAAAATGATATTGCTAGACGTAATACGATCGCAACTCTTATGAGTGATTGGGGTCTTATTACAATTGACGATAAGGCACAAGCTCAACCAGTTGCCCCTCTTCGTCAGATTAAAATTATCCCGTTTAAGGATAAAAACAACTGGGAATTATGTCCAAAATATAATATAGGTAATAAGTAAAATGATTGAAGGCTTTAAAGCACCCTGCGTGGTGTTTAAAACTCGTGTTCGTGATGAAAGTATAGAAGGACCTAACCCATATCGCTGGGAAGATGTAACAAGCGATTCTCTCTTAAAAGGAAAAAGAGTAGCAATCTTTAGTTTACCTGGAGCATTTACACCAACATGTTCTACGTATCAGCTTCCAGGTTTTGAAGAGAACTATGATAAAATTCGTAGTTTAGGTATTGACGAAGTGTATTGCATTTCTGTCAATGATGCTTTTGTTATGAACGCATGGGCTAAAGCTCAGAATATTCAGAACGTAAAAGTAATTCCTGATGGATCTGGTAACTTTACTCGATTCATGGGCATGCTTATTGGTAAAAACCATTTAGGATTTGGCAACAGATCATGGCGCTATATGTGTGTATTCAACGATGGTGTTATTGAAAAATGGTGGCAAGAGCCAGGTATCAATAACGACGGTGAAGATACAGATCCATATGGTGAAACCAAACCAGAAAACTTAGTACAATATTTAGAATCTAATTAAAATCTCATAAGATTCTCGTATATATAATAACGGATGCGGCGAATAGCGCCGGTCTTAAAACATAACCTTGCTTTAAATAGGAGGTCAATAATGACTAATACACAAGGTGTACATACTCTCTTTCCACGTTCAGCGTTTGTTGGGTTCGATCATTTATTTGATGAGCTTGACCGAGTGGCTAGACATTCAAAAGATAACTATCCTCCACATAATATCGTAAAAGAAGACGATACTAGATATACAATTGAATTAGCTGTTGCAGGTTTCCACCTCAATGAGTTAGAAATTGACGTGAAAGATAGAACATTGAAGGTAAGAGGTAACCATGAAAATCGTGGTAGGGAATACATTCACAAAAGTATTTCTACTAAGAAGTTCGAAAAAACCTTTCGGATGTCTGAATATGTTCAAGTAAATGGAGCAGATCTAGTAGACGGTATTCTTGCTATTTATTTAGAAGTAGTCGTCCCAGAAGAAATGCGTCCTCGTAAAATCGAAATCAATTCAACCTTACGAGGAAACTCAAATGAAAACACAAGTAGCGTTCCGGAGACCCACTTTCTCACTGAAGAAAATGGTAATGCCGGTAATTAATTTCTTTGGTGGCTTTTTAAATAGCCTCATGGAAGCACGGCGCATGCAAGCGGCGTGGGAAACTGCGACATATTTAAAAGATCATACTAATGATTTTAAAAATGTATCGCATCACGATATTGTCCGGCGTATTATAGACAATAAAAAGGACTAAAGCTATGTGGCCATACACAGACGAAGAATATGACGAGTGGTTTGGCGCTTAGCAAGTGAATAAATAAAGGGGAGTCTTTGGGCTCCCTTTCATTTTCTAATAGGAGATAACATGAAACTGTCTAAAAATTTCTCAATGGCCGAATTTACAAAGTCTCAAACCGCTG